CGCTGGATGGACTGGCCGGCCTTGGTGATGGCGGCACTAACCGAGTTCAGCCCGGTAATAGCGCCGGTGACATCCGCGCCAACGGTTACGAATAGTTCGGCAACAGGTACAGGAATGGTCGGCTAGCCTCCGCGTGCCTGAGACATCGCACGACGATGCCCTTCGGCTTGTTTCATCTGCCGACGTTGCTCGTACTGCTCTAGCTGGAAGAACGCGATCCAGTGCGCGAACTCAGACCCGCTCATAGAGTGGACAAGCTGCGCCCTGGTCATGCGTAGTTCACGAGCCAACATGTACTCAAACCTCAACGTCTGATCCGTCCTCAGCGCTTTTGGTGGCGTCCTTCACCGACTCATCCGATAGCCCGGATGCACTCATAATCTCGCGCATAAGCATCGCCATGACGGCCATGCTTTTCTGTTGGAGCTTCTCGTAGTCGTCCAGCGAGAACTTGGGCTGCACGATGCTTTCCGTGAAGAGCATGGCTTCGAGCATGTCGTTGTCGATCAGGTCTTGCTTGGTGACCCGATCCTTGTACGTCGCCTTCTTGCGCAGCTTGCCGGCCTGCTCCTGCGTCAGCGAACGAATAACCACGGCCCCGCCCCACTGAGGGACCGGGACCGTGATCTCTTGGATGTCGTTGACGGCAAATATCTCGTCTGCCGACAGGATGCGAAGGTTGTTATCCATGTGCCTACCTTTGAGGGAGATGGGTTAGCTGACGCTCTAAGCGTCGGTAACGGTGCCTACGACTGCAACCTCAGCGGTCCACGTTGCCGTGTCGTCACCGGGAGTGTCTACCTCATAACTTGACAGGTAACCACTACCGCTGAGCGTTCTAGTGCCGCCGCCTGAGCCGGCTGGTCGGTAGGCGAATGCCTGCAAGGCCGGCGTGGCTGCGAGCATCATGCCCGACAGGATGGCGTCAACCGCTGGGTCATAGCCGCCTTCAAGGCTGATCGTGGTCGCGTATGGGCCGACAAGCGTAGAGACGGCTGAGCCGCCGATTGGCTTGATGTCGTTGGTGTCACGCTGAATCGACAGCTTGACCGATGTGACGTATGCGCTGATGTCGCTACCGCCAAGGCTAAAAGTAGCGATATTGCCGCTATTGAATGGCATCCGAATTCCCTTCGTCTGAGGCTTGAGCGAGCGGGGAATCCGGTGGCTCAGTGATAGGTTGACCGATGGTGCGAATGCTGCTGTGCGGCAATCGCCACTTGACTTCGATAGCGCGTACCACGATGTTCAGGCCGCGCAGAACAGCCGCCCAAAACGGATCATTTGCCCGTTCAGCGTCAATGGCGTGAGTGACGATAGACAGCCCACGGCGCACACGGATCCAGAACTCGCGCTCGTCGTTCATGTGCTTGGCTGGTACCTGATGCGATAGAAGCCGCCCAGGTAGACCGTAGGTACGCCTGATTCCATGTCTTTGCGCTGGTGCGGCTGCTCGCGCGTGCAAGAAGCGATACGAATGTCTCGAACGACTATGCCGTTATCGGGGATCTGGCTCAGCAGCGTGTCGATGCCGTCAGCAACTTCTTCAACGCTGTTGAACGACGAACCGCGCCCCACTGCCCTGATCAGATAGATGGCATTAGTGAACCGACTGCGAAAAGTCAGCACCTTGTCAGCCCCGCCCAGGAACGAGAACAGAATCAGTGGGAACGTCGCGCCTTGCGGTGCCATGTCGCCATAGATCCGCCCGCCGACCAGCGTGTTGAGCGTGGCGTTGCTACTCAACGTGGAGTAGATCCACTGGTCGATACGGGTTACGTCTGCGCTCATAGGTTGGCGATACCGTCGCTCATCTTCTTGCTTAGTTCATCGCCCATCGACTCAGCCGCAGGCCGCATAAACGACTGTGGCGGCTGAAACACGGTGCCTTCTTCTTGGAATAGACCGTAGTGCGCGGCCACGCCGATCACCGTGACGTAGACATTCGGCCCACTGGTGCTACCTTGCAGGCTGATGACGAACTCGGGATCAAGTTCGTCCAATGCCTGCATCTCGGGTCGCAGGTTGCCGGCGATAGCTACCCTGGTTGTGTAGTCGCTGCTGTCACCGTTGTTGATGTAGATGCTGTTACGCAAAGCCCCGGTGTCAACCGGAGCTAGCTGGAATGCCATCGTTTGCAGGTCTACGGCTGTGTCGTCAACGGCTTGCTTTGCGTTCGCAAGGATCGCGGCAATTACAGCGCCAGTGCGGTCGCCTTTGACGGTGACCTTGACGCTGATGTTGCCTACGTTGCGAACAGGGGGCATGTTGCTAAGAAGTGCCCATCGTGATCACGCGAGCCGTGATGGACGTGCCGCTCGTCCAGTCAACCTGTACGGTGCTGGTACCGCTGTTGAACAGCGTGGTGTCGAACGGACCGCATACCTTGGTAGCCGACGCCGCAATAGCCACGGCCAGGTCTGAGATGGCATAAGCCGTGCTGCCGACGCTGTACGTGCCATTGGTAATGAAGGTCGCCGTGATTGCTGACGCCGAGCCATTGGTGATCTCGATGAGAGCACGCCCGGCGTTGGCAAACTCGTTGCCGTTCGCGGCGTCTACCGCACCCGGCGCAGACAGCACGCTGCCCGAAGCTGAGCTAAGAACTGGGGTGAGTGGTGCGCGAGCCATTATTCAGCCTTCTCTGGAACGGCGTCCGGCGAGAGCGTGCTGTGCCGGGTAACCCCGCCGCACGTTGGGCAGATCGCGAAGTCTTGGTAGCGTTCGCACGCCTTGCAGAGCCAGTCTTCGGTCGTCGGCTCTTCCGCTGGGGCTGTGCCGCAGTGGCGGCATCTCGTGACGCCATCGTCGGCGTCTGCTCGTTTAGCAGGCATCTGAATCCTCCGGCATTTTGAAAACTCGGGTGAAAGGGTATTGACAGTTCAATCAGCGGGGTGTAGGGTTACGGACATGAGCAGCGCACTTCGGATCCCAAGGGCCTACATCAACTGGGCGAAGGCGATGATCAACACTTTTTGGGAGAAGCCTCTGGACAAAGGCCAGCGACCACTCATGAGCAAGGCTCAGATCCGCGAACAGATCGTCTTCGGAATTGCTCAGATGCAAGCAGCAGATGGCGACTCGGCCACTTGGACGCCCTGCCTACATTGCGACGAAACCGGGATGTACCTGAAGGATGGAGCCGATCACGAAGAACTCTGCTACCAGTGCACAGGCAAGGGCCGACAGTCGGAAGCAGACCGCAAGCGCAATTGGGGCTATCAAGCCCACAAGAGGGAGAACTACTAATGACCGAAACGTTCTGGCTTGGGTACAGCGATACCCACTTCCGTGACCGGCCACAACGGCCACCATTCCATCTAGTTCACCAGGCTACGCACTTTCGTCGTGCCGCGAGCATGTGCGGTATCTACGTTACCGTCAGCAAGCGCACGTATAACACGGCACCCGACGTACGTCTATGCAAAAAGTGCCTGAAGGCCGCTCAGCCCTTTATAGGATCTCCTGAGCGAGAACCCGGCACGCCAGATCAAGCGAGCCAGTCGCAGAGCTAACCACCTCAAACGTGCGCCCGCTGCTGACTTCTACGAGTCGGTCAGTGGGCAGCACGTCGGACCCCCAAGCGAACACGAAGATCCAGACCGAGATGCTCCGGACCTGTACCGCGTTCTCGCGCTCTAGTGGCGTGATGCCCTGGCGATAGAACTGGCATGGCAGAGTTGACGCAACGGTATACGTGTCGGTCATACCGCCGGTGGTATCGGCTACCTGGCCCTTGCGGCTTACCTCAACGCTCGTGTTGAACGTCTGCTGAATAACCCGCTTGAGTACGTCCGTGTTACGAGGGATCGGCATCAGGCGACGTACCCAACACCGCGACGGTACTGGTCGATAATGCTCGCGGCGCTCTTGGGCAGGTTCTTGCCCGCCACCGTCACCGTTAGCTCATTGCCGATCTTGTAGCTCTGCACGCCCGGTATAACCAGATCGCTCAAGCCAGGTCCGGCTTCGCCTTCCGCCACCATCATGCACAACGTGGTGATCGGCATCGGAACGTTCGACAGCGTGCAATAGCCAAACTTGCCCGTCACCTTGACAGCATTCGTATACGACGGGAAGCTAAAGCGACCTTGCCACCATGACTTGCAGATGCTCGTGTACGGCTCGCCGTTCACTAGTGCGTTGATCGGCTCTAAATGGTAGTCGGTGCCCGCCGACCAGACTGTCTCGTACACGCCGTCGCCGTTCGCGTCTGTCTCAAGCGTGGTTACGCTCAGGATGTCGTCTTCGGGCCGTAGCTCCCAGTAAGCATCACACGCCGTGTAGTAGCGAATCTCGTCCGAGTCGGTCGTGTAGAAACGCCTGCCTAGCGTGCGGTCGATCCATCGGGAAGCCGTCTGCAAGGCACGGTCTAACTGCCAATCGGACTCGGTGTTAGTAATGCCCATGCGATCACGGAACTCGGCCACCGATGCGTACAGGTTTGCGCTCACTGAGGCTGCGCCCCGCGTGTCTCGGCTCGTGCCGGCCCTACGTCAACGCCGTGGTACTCCAGGCACACCTTGCAGTGGAACAGGTCAATCAGCCTGCGTTGATGCTGACCGTGCACAAGCTCGTCAGACAGCTTCACCTCTTGCCGCAGATACGCCCACTGGTGCTTGTGCTGAGTCATGTAAATGCCGCCACCTTTGCCCACGAGTAAGCCTCTATGGCATCTGCTACGTATTGCCTGTCCTGCTCGCTCAGCCACCAGCCAACCGGAATGGCGACCTGATGGCCCGAGAACTTGTCAACGCCAGGTAGCGGCCCGTTGTAGTAATCAAACCCTTTGTGCGTATCGTTGCGAGCGTGAACCTGGCCGGTCATAACGCCACGATCTGCCATGAACTTGATGAAGCCCTGCTGGTTTTTCACACGCAGCGTGAACAGCCACCACGAGCCTTTAGCGTCGGGTGGCGGGAACAACACATCTGGCCCGGCTCGCAGGTTCACCATGTACCAGGCCGCATTCTCCCGGTGACGGGAAACGACCCACGGCGCATGCGGCAGATTGGCTAGACCAATGGTCGCGTTCACGTCGTTCATGTGGTACTTGTAGCCGACTTCTCTGATATCCTGAGCGCACCGGAAATCTGCTGAAGACTCCCTATCTAGCCCATACCATCTGAGTAGCTTGGCCCGTTCGTAGTGCTTCTGAGGCACGAGAAGCGCCCCTCCGTCAACCGTGGTCAGATGCTTGATCGCCTGGAAGCTCCAGGCCACATAGTCACCGTGGTTGTCGGGATCCACCATCAGGTTGTGCGCCGCATCTTGAATGACCGGCACAGGCAACCCTGGTGGCATGAGCCGCTTGTAGTCGCACGATCTGCCAGCCCAGTCTACGGCCATGATCGCCTTGGTTCGCCGTGTGATCTTCCTGAGCACATCATCGGGGTCAATCAGGCCCGTCTCAGGATCCACGTCTGCCCATACGATCTTGGCTCGCCGCGTGACGATTGGGCTATTGGTTGCCGTACAGGTCATGGGCGTGGTGATCACTTCGTCGCCCAGGCCAACACCGCACAGATGTAACGCCAGGTCCAGGGCTGAAGTGCAGGAGTTCATCGTTAGTGGCGTTTCCAGTCCCACCAACTCAGCGAATTGTCGCTCGAACTCCTGCACCTTCGGACCCTGCCCGATGAACAGACGGCCATCTTCATCGGGAGTCAGTGCTAGCCACGCCGCTACGCCGGCGTCTGCCGACATAAACGGACGAAACAGATCAATCACGGCTTGCTCCGGAAGTAAGCGTACGTGTCGTCTTCGCCTGTCTTGTCCCACCGATCCGCGTGATGCGTCTTGACTGCTGCCGGGTTGTCTAGCTTCGCCTGCGCGTACAGCGTGATGCCTAACGCCTTAGCCTCATCCGCAAGCATATCTACGATCTTGCCGCCCAGGCCACGGCCTATATGCTTGATCCAGACGCCCGCCGATGGATGCCAACCATCCTCTGCTTGCTTGATCATACCGAACCCCACAACCTCCCCATGCTGCGAGTACAGCCACGCATGCAGCTTGTCGTGGTTGGCTCGCCACCAACCCCACTGCTCTTCTTCGGTGACTTCGCGGTTATCGTTGCTGAAGCCCGCCCTGCCCTGGTTGCGAATGAGCCGCATGCAGTTGACGTGGCCCCAGGTTG